GCCAGCTCTTGAGGCGCGGCTCACGCCGACTGTCACGCGGCGCCGAGCGGGTAAGAGTGAGGCGTACGGCCCAGGCCAACGAGTCAATCTGGTCGTCGTGCTTACCAGCCGGGAAGTGGAGCAGCTCCTTGTACAGGTCGGTGAAGTAGGCTGCGTGCTTGTCGAAGAACACCTTGCCCAGCTGCATGCGCCCGCGCAGCGGGCCAGCACGCACCATCTTGTCGGTGAGCGGCTTCAAGACCTCGTGGCTGGGGAACTGCCGCCGCTCCTCGCAGCGTTTCTGGAACTGAAACTCAATGGACTTCCATATCTGCCCATCCTCGAAGCCCAGACAATCTGCGTTGTGCAACGCTGCAAAGTCCAGTATCTCATCGACGATGTAGCCGCCGTCCTGACTGCGGAACCTACGCTGACCGAGGTAGTACACGTTGTCCCTGAAGTCCACTCCGATGCAGGTACCGACCGTGTAGTCACTCTCCTTGCCCTCGCTGATGGCAAAGTCCCACGCCTGATAGACGTAGAGCTCCGAGCGTGCTGGCGCAGCGCCGTAGTAGCGGAACATCTCCTTGCTGAAGAAATTCCCCTCGTCAGGCACCGGGTTCTGCTGGTACAGGGCGTCCCACACGCGCTTCTGACCACCCCCGACAAGGTTGTTCTTGATGCGCAGCATCATCTCGGTGGTGTAGCGGGCCGGGTGGATGGCCGTGCCCTGCCGGCGTGTCAGCCGTGCTGCTGTCGGCACTGGCTGGCCTTGGGGAATCTGCACGATAGTGTCGTCGGGCAGGATGAACTCGTCACCCGCGTCGTTGATGGCCGGGTAACGGATGATCTCGAACTTATCAGCCCCCTCGTCGTTGACCATGGCCTGCTGGATGCGGCCAGCCCAGTCATCATCGTGCCACCACGTATTGTGGGAAACGACGCCGTTGGCGATGAAGTTCTCCGTGTCATCAACCTGAAGGTCGAAAACTTCCTCCTCGCCATCGCGCTCGATACTAACGATCTGTTCGGCTATGAAGTCGGAGATATGCGGCTGCGGCAAGTGCCACTCGCTCAGTAGCAAGGTGTCCGATCCCGGCATTACAGTCGTTGCATAGGAGAGCTCTGACGCGTCCGGTGTCGTGACAGTGATCCACTGCGAGCTTGTTTTTCCAATGCTCGGGTGAACGTCCGTCGATAGCGTGCTTACCGCAAATGGCGCAGCAGCCTCCTTGAGCTTCGTACATGGCGTCGTACTCGGCGGCAGTGATGCCGTAGCGGTGTTTAAGTCGAGCTGTACGTCGAGACTGGCAATTGTGACTAGGTTTTTTGTAGCCGTCGGCCCACTTTTTCTTGTTGTAGTGTGAGTTGCAGAACCCTCGGCACTTAGCGTCCTTCTCACATCCGTCGACAGAACACTTGACTCCTTTCCACTTACCCCACTGGCCTTTGAGGCCACGATTCTGTGGGCCGTAGTCAAGTTTTTCACTCTTGTCCATGCAAGCTCTCCTTCAGGTGTCACTGTCAGAAACGGGTGCCTCTGATTTGCTCTGACAATCTTACCTGAAGTCGTCGTGATTTTGAATACGGAATCACGACCACTGGATTTCATGGCAGCCACGCGGCCCACCGACAGTTCACCTTGATCATATGTGGCGATGTAGTCACCAGCTCTCATAGAGTCTAGGCGTTTCTGAGCTCCGTCGTGCATCGTTACGAGGGTGTCGCCTGTCATGCACATCAACCCCAGTACGCCGCCACCCGGCGCAAGTCGCGTGTAAGCGGTGGACAGGTACCACTCCCATGTGTTGTCCCGGATGGTGAGAGAGTCCGCCGCCTCAATGTCTTTTACCAAGTCGTCCAGCAGGAGAACGTGAGCCCCTCGGCCAGTAATACCAGTCCCAACGCCAGCGGCAAGGTAACCGCCACCTTTGGTAAGGTTCCAGTTCTCAACACTCTGTGAAGAAGGATCAAGCACAGCGTCTGGAAACACAGCAGTGTAAGCAGAGTTACGCATGACATCGCGCAGGTACCTCGAAAATGAGAGTGAGAGGGATGACGTGTGGCTACCCGCGATAATTTCCCAGTCTGGATGCTTGCCAAGTATCCACGCGGGGGTGTGACGGGAGCTGATCTCGCTCTTACCCGAGCGCGGCGGCATCATGAGCAGCAAACGCGGCGACTGACCAGCTTCTACCTGCTCTACAAACCGCTCGATGCGACGACAAATGTCTTCGTGCACCCAACCGGCCATGTACTTCGGCCTGAACCGCTGGATGAAGGGCAGCAGCTTCCTCCGACAGAGCTCGCGCGCTGCAAACTCGCACATGGGGTCGTCGGAGTCATCAAAGTGGTAGCTCGGCGGGTCGTACGGGAGGGCGTAGGCCTCGTTCAGGGCCGCTTGGGCGGCTGGGGTGGCGCCAGCTTGGAGAGCTGCGGGTGGCGCTGAGCCTGCTTCGGACACAGGTGGCGCAGGAGTGTCTGCCGGTAGTCCTTCAAGGCGCTTAGAACGACGCCTAGAGGGCTTGGCAGGGGTGTCTTGGGGGCTTGGGTCGGGGGCGTCTTGGGCACGTTCCTGCTCCTTCTTGGCCAGTATGTCCTTGTACTTCACTGGAGGGTCTCCGAGGGCTCTCTGACCACCTCACCTTCAATGACACGGGCCTGACCGGAAGCTATCTCCAGTAGTTCTCCATCACTGAGACCCTTGAACTTGGCTGACAGGGCTTTAGAGCTGTGCTCAATCTCCAGCTTCATGGTCTCAGGCGCGTAGAAGCCCATCATCTTGGCCAGCTTGTCGGCACCGTTGATCATCTGGGACGGGTCTGCCAGCGTCCTGGCCATGTCGATGGCTTCGAGGAAGATGTTCATCACGTCGAGACGCTTGATCGTCGTCACCTCGCCGACCTCACGACGTGCTTCAGTGAGGTATCGCTGAACCTCTTCCTGCCGCATGACATTTGACGCGCTCGCCGGGTGGTAACCCGCCGCTCGTGCCGCCGTCGACTGGCTGTGTCCTTCAAGCAAGGTGTCTGCGAAGACTTTCTGCCTGGCATCGACGACTGCCGACTTGGCACGCTCTTTCTTCGTCAGCGACTTGTTTATTGCTCCAGGTGTCTTGGCCACGATGATCCTCGCTCAGGCAGGTTGCTCGCAGGTGGGTTTAGCCCTATCTACGCGTTTAGCATACTTATTCTTGAAATTTTCAAAAATATTATATGAGAGTTTTGGATTTCGTGTGAGGGGGTGGTACTTCGGATATGTTTCCGAGTTTGGCAGGGACGTTAGTGATGTATGACGTGTAGATTAAGTGAAAAGTTAAAAGTGACGTAGATTTAGGTGGTTGGTACTCCCTCCCCTCCTACTGCGAAGGCACCCGTACTTCGGATTCGGGTTCTGTGCCTGAGCAGGAGTCCCTTCGCGTCCCGCTCAGGGAAAACCTTTTTGTCTGTGCAGACGACGTGTCTGCTCTTACAAACGGAGGTCATCATGACCCGCATTACGAAGAACGAACTGATCGCCATCAACTCAACGCTGTCTGCTGAGTGCGCAGCCCTGCGCGCTGAACTGTCCGCATTGCGCGTTACGGTGCAGACGCATGCACCGACGCAACGTCCGACACGCGTACATGCTTACGCAGATCGCGCCGAGGCTGTTGCGGCGTGCAAGCGTTGCGCTTCGTCTGAAGCGAACAAGCGGTGGACGTTCGTTGTGGTGAACAACACGGTCGTTGCTTCGGCACGTACGTGGTAAAGACAAAGGGCTTCGGCCCTTTTGGTGTGCAGGCAATGTCGCCTGTGTCCTTACAAGGAAACATCATGTTCACCAGCTCACACGACATCAACACTATTGAACAAGCTCGCGCCTATTTGAAGCGTCGCGCCAAGGACGCTGTGTTGGCGTGGCGTCTTGGCCACCATCTTGAAGGCCACACCATCACCAACCCAATCGAGTTGGCGAAATACATTGCACGTTTCTGGTAACACCAAGGGCTTCGGCCCTTTCGTCATGCAGGTGCCTTACCTGCTTTGACCAGGAGCAACAACATGTCACGCGCACAAATCGCTATGCACTTCGTTCGTCATGATTTCGATTACACCAAAGCACTCAGCTATCTTCGCTTGCTGGGTGACATGGAACATGAAGCACGTCAGTTTCTTCAAACCTTAGAACAGTTTGTCGAGTGACAACAGCATAGTCGTCTTCGTTCCACGTTCTTTAACAAACCGTTGAAGAACATGGAACATGACATGTGAGTTGACAATGGTATAAGCGACATGAACCAGAACATGACCCGCGAGGGGGGGGGGGTACCAAAATCCAAGTTCAGCTGGGGAACGACACACTACTTTCTCAAAACATTGACCTCTTTCCCCATCTGTTAACTCTCTAAATATTGGTACATTGGTACAAATACCCTAAAAGCTATGTCTCACAAGGCTTTCAGCTGTACCAATCTTGTACCAATCTTGTACCGATTGCCCCGATTTTTCGCTCATTTTGTCATATTTATGCCAAGTGAGTTATCCACAGGGTCAAAAAGTTATCCACAGATTTGTCATAGCCTGTGGATAACTCATTTGTCATCCTCATTTGTACCAAAATACTGGTACAGCTTTTTTAGCACATGTGCATATATTTTAAGCACATGTCATGCTTCACAACGCCCTCTACCTCTCGAAACCCTTGGTATCAGGGCATCTATGACAAACTGGTATCACGTGCAATGCTAAATGACTGTCATATTATGCAAAATCCTTAGTAGGTTTTTGTCATACATCAGCCTACTATAAGGCCTCGCAGGGAGGTGTTATGACGCGTTGCATAATTTAATTTCAGTTTGCTCTTCGCATCTGTTATGCTATGAGCATCGCCCCTCGTCCCTCGGGGCGAAGACCTTGTTGTTTGTGGCTTCGGCCCTAAAGCGCTGCAGGATGTCCCTGCACAACCTTACAAGGAGCAATACCATGAACGCTATCAACAACTTCAATCATTCTTCTTCCATCATCACGGCTGCTGTTGCCAAGCTGATGTCAGTTACGCACAAAGTGCCATCGTCGTTCCGTCTTTCAGTTGCAACGCCGAATGATGTACAACCTGAAGGCAGCGGTCAATACCGCATGGAAGCACCGGTCATCATCGCTGTGTTGGATACGGCTTACGCTGAGATCGTCAGTCTTGCCAATCGCACTACGCGCAAAGATGCCCAGATTGCTCAGAATGATCGTCATCGTTATGCCTCGGGTTGGGATGATCAATACGATGGTCAGGATGAGCTGGAAGAAACGACCGAGTCCATCGAGGAGCAACTCGTCAATGCCATTGATCGCGCCGAGGTTGTCCTGCGCTACGCCAAGCACATTGCAGCCATCAAGGACGGTGGTGCACAGTGGCTGGCAGGCTTTGAAGTCACCAAGTGGCTTCCTGTGGCAGGGCTGACTGACGACCCGCAGGGCAAGTTCACGCTTGAACAGGTCATGCAGGCATGTATCAATGAAACAAACCTTGCTGACCACATCAAGATGGGGCGCGTGCAAAAAGTCACCTCTATTGTTGAAAATCGCCTCTTGAGCTTCAACGACTGGTGTGACCAGCAAATTCATCGCAAAGGCGTAGACGACAGCTGGAAGAACAAATGTGCATACGCGCGCATCTGCGACATCTACCTGCACGACATCCCGGTCAACACCGCTGAAGAATACATCGGTGACATCGTCAGCAACTCGGCATTCAACCGCAACACCACGCGCTTGGAAGATGCCGTCGCCAAAGTAGCGAACAACAATTACCTGCGTGTTGCCTACGCTATCCAGCACAACGCCATTGCTACCACACCAAGCAAGCGTGAGATCGACAAAACACTCACCAAGGCTTGGGAGTTCCTGGCTTACAGCAGCATGCTGCAGCGCGACATCGCTGAAGTTCGCGCCTCTGATGAGTGGCAAGATCACCAGCTAGACCTCGACGTACAAGCAGCTGAGCAGGAAGCCAAGAGAGATGAACGTCAAGCGTACCGCGAGATGGCGATGTTCAACATTGAGAAACGTGCACTGGCCATCGCCGAGACACGCAGCAAGGCCGAGGAGATTCGCAGCCTCATCGCCAAGCAACGCGCCGAGCTGCTCACTCCTGCAACGCCAGCAACACCGGCAGCAACCTCCAGCGCGGAGAAGCGTGCCGCTGCCGCAAAGAAAGCTGCAGCAACGCGTGCCAAGAACAAAGCTGCAGCAACGCGTGCCAAGAACAAAGCTGCCAAGCAAACGAAAGGCATTGTTGGTACCAGCACAATGCCTAAGTTAAACCCTGCAGGACTGCGTAGCGTAGCGTAGCGTAGCGTAACACACGAAGTAAACGAGAGGGCTTCGGCCCTTTCGTCGCGCAGGTGCCTTACCTGCTTACTGGAGAATCATTATGTACGTACTGACCCCTGAAATCGCCCTCATGCTCAAGCGCAACGAGCTGGTAGACGAGATGGCCCTGGAAGCCGTCGACATCCTGGATCACATAGAACACATGACTCAGTGGGACGAGCTGGGCTTCACCATAAGCGACGAGCCAACAGACCTCGCCTCGGAGATCGAGCCGTCGGTCTTCAACAAGTACATGCCCAACGACGGTACGCCACGCATTGAGCATCGCCTGCGTCGTCAAGGTCTGCGTAAGGCCTCAGACGACAAGCGCGAAGAAGTGCAAGAACTTCGTGTGGAGGTCTGGTCGCTTCAGCGTCGCGCACAGCGCCTGCACATCCTGCGTCAGCGTAGCGGCGACATGCTGCTCGCAGTGTAACATCCAACCGGAGACTCGGCCCGAGAGTGCGATCCACACCGAGACCTTTTACTTACTCAGGAGAATTATCATGAATGGCGACGTGTATTGGTTAGAAGAGCGCGCAGGCTACATTTCGGGCGGGCACTGTAAGACAGATATTCCTGAGGGAGGCGAGTACGTCTACAAAACAGAAGAACTGTATTGCCCAAAGACGGGCGAGACATACGTCTACGAGACGTGGGTCTGTAGTTAACACCAAGGGCTTCGGCCCTTTAGGTGTGCTAGCTGCCATGGATGTCCTATGGGTTCGGAGGACATGACCGCTGTGTAGTGGATGGACCAACAAGGTTACATGCTACGCAGATCACGGGGCGGAAAGGATGCTGACAAGTAATTGTCGCAGCTTGCACACCTAAAGTGTCGCCAAGGGCTTCGGCCCTTTTCTTATTTTGCCAGGAGAAAATCATAATAACAGCTGTCCTGCTCTTCGCCGCTATCACGGCATTGTTTGAAGCCATCATGCTGTTGAAGTGGTTCAACGTCGACACGCTACACAAGCCTTGGGTAGCAGGGCTGGTTCACATAGCAGCGTTCGGTATTAACCTGCTGGTGCACTGGGGCACACTCACCGGCACCATGACAGCTATCACAGCAGCGCTGGTATCGTTCGCAGTCTATCCAGCAGTAATATGGTTGAAGACATTCAGAACGGAGTTGAAGAATGAAAAACTACAACATACCTCACCTCAAAGAAATCGCGCTGGTCATTCTCGTCGTCATATATTTAATTAACATTTTCTTATAAACATTGTCGTCTTGATAGCCAACGGCTATTTGCAACTCTCTCGTACACTCTGGCACACTCACAAGCTCAAACCTATTCGAGCCCATCATGATCATCACGTTTCTAGGGGCAGCTGTGCCTCTAACCAAGACTGTCTATGCTGACGGTCACAAGGATGCCTACCCGCTCATCAAGAACTTCACCAGCTACGAAGAAGACATCACTACCCTGGACAAGCTGTATCAAGCCATCAACTTCCATGCCGACCAGGGGCACTGTATGCTCAAGGGAGCTCTCTCCCGCCCCCTGGTCAACGAGCCTCGTGCCGGCACTACCCGCACCAACGACAGTACCAGCTGGGTCTGTCTGGACTTCGACGGGTATGACTCGGAGTCCGTTGACGACACCCTAGCTCTGCTAGGCATGGGCAACACTTCCTACGTCGTCCAGTACAGCTCCAGCCACATGTTGTCAGGTAACGAGGGCAAGCTGAGTGCCCACGTCTTCATGCTCATCGACCGGCCTATCCCGGCGCCGACACTGAAGGCGTGGCTCATGGGCTTGAACTTGAAGTACCTGCGTGGCGACTGTGAGCTGAACAAGTCGAACATCGTCATCAAGTGGCCCTTAGACATCACCACTTGTCAGAACGACAAGTTGATCTACATTTGTCCACCTACGTTCAAGGGCTTGAAAGACCCTGTTGCCAAGCGCATCAAGCAGGTGAACAAAGCTCGTCCCATGCTCGACGCCAGCTTCATCGGCGAAGCGAACATTAACGTCTTAAAAAAAGACGAGCGCGA